GTCACCGGGCTGCCGCGGTCAAAGCGCACGACGTTGCTGCCCTGCGCGAGGTAGAGCGTGTCCGTGGATGGGTCGTAGTAGCCGCCCGAGAACTGGGTGGAGGAGTTGAGGTTGCAGGTGGTGAGCACCGCTCCCTGGCCGCTCAGATCGAGGATCAGCAGCCCCCTGGAGGTGCCGGTGCTGTAGACCAGGTGGATGCGGCCGTTGTAGAGGTAGCTGTCCATGGAGGATGGCACGTAGGCCTGCCACTGGTCGCGCGAGAACAGGCCCTTGGTGATGACGTCGACCCCTGCGCCCAGCGACACCAGGCCGTCGGGCGAGGCGTAGATCACGCCGTCTCCGGTTTCGATGATCGAGCGCTTGGACACGCAGGCCTGCGGCACCTCGAGGCGAGTGGGGGTCATCGCTGCGGGATCGACGCCCTGAATCAGGAACGGGTAGGCGGTGGTGAGCACGGCCACGGTCTGGCCGAAGGTGGCGATGCCCACGATGTCGAAGTCGATGGTGTATTTGTGAGGCCAAGCGTGTGGCAGATTGGGCTCGCTGAAGTGCACCGTGCGCCCAGCAAAGCCGACGGCGGCCCCGTTGGCCATCACGCGCAGGCCCTTGAGGCCGGCCGGGGGCGCCCCCCAACCCTCGCTGGGTAGCAACTCGCCCAGGTTCGCCTGAGCCACGGTGTCGACGTAGCTGGACTGAGCCACGGGCACTTCGGCCACGTACTGAAACTGCGCCGTGTTGCCGACAGTGGATGAGCGATAAATGCGCTTGAGCGAGATGTTGTAGTTGCCGGTCGGGGCACCAGGCAAGGAGACGGTAACCGCGGCGGTAGCGTCCAGCGCAACCACGGCAGAGGCGCCCGAGGGCGGACCCTCTTCACCATAGGCCGAGACGTACGTGACAACGTAGGTCCGGCTCTCGGGCTTCACATTGGAGGCCGCAGCGGTGTAGCCGGTGATGGCCGGCGCAGATGGCGCGGGCAGCCCAAGCAGGTAGTGGGCGCCCGGGTAGGAGCTGCCCGAGAGGATGAGCGAGTTTGGGGCGTAGCGCGGCGCGTTGATGCCATTCGTCCAGTACAGCCGGTCCCACTGGTCGCCGGGGATGGGCGAGCGCACGACGTCGGTATCGTCGGCGAACTCGAGCCAGTAGTTGCCCTCAGTGGCGCTGGTGCCGTAGCGGAAGATGGTCCTCGGCGCGACCAGTGTGGTGGCCTTCAGCGTGGTCGTGCCGCGCAGGGACTCCATCGATCCGGAGACCAGGCGCACGTTCTGCGCCACCTGGGCATCGCCGTCACCCAGCAGGCGCGGCTTGACAACAGGCTTCAGGCCATTGAAGACCCCAACGGAGAGGCGCGTCATTGCGGATCCAGGAAGGTGGGCTCAGAGCACGCGCTGACCGCGGAAGTAGGCGTGGCCTGCGATCATTTCCGGCCAGCGCTTACCGGAGCAAATGCGGCTTGCGTGCGATGAGGAAATCTCGTACTTCTGCACAATATCTCGATTCCTTGCTCCTCGGATTGCATCAGCCCTGATGTCGTCAACGACCTTCTGGGTAAGCGTTGCGTGCGAGTTGCGCTCGCCAATTTGATGCTTGCCGTGACGGAGCTTGTCGCCCTCATTCTCGGGCCTGCTTGCCCACCTCAGGTTGTCGGATCTGTTGTCCATCTTGTCGCCGTTGAAGTGAGCGACGCATTCTTTGCCTGGTTGCGGATCGCCAATGAATGCCTCTGCCACAAGTCGGTGAAGGAGGTGCGGGGTTCTGACGCTATTCCGCCAAAGGTGGACCATGAGGTAGCCATCCCTTCTTTTGTGCGCCCGAAGAATTCGACCGACGCGAGTTCCGCGAGCGGCGGATGCGCGGCGAACACTCCCGAGGTTTGAAACCTCGTACTCAGGAAAGGAGGGGCAGGGCCTGAACATCTCGCTCATTTCGTCACACAACCCTTTGTCCACGAAAATATGCGTGGCCATCAATTACTTCCGTGAGCTCCGGCGGCAGCAGGCGGCCGTTCTCGAACGTCAGCACGGCGAAGCCGCTGCACCACGGCGTCGGGTTGCCCTCGAGGTAGGTGTACTGGTCGCCGCCCGGGTCGGACAGCGTGCCGGTGTCGACCCCGTAGCGGCGGCCGCGGTAGTCGCCCCAGGGTGTGATGCACAGGCGGTGCAGGTGCCCGGTGACGATCGAGGTCCCGGACTTGAGCGTGTTGTTGTAGGCGGCATGGATGCCGTTGTGGTAGCGGTGCTTGACCATCACGTCGCCGTTGACCATCAGCGACCAGCCGTGCTCCCAGCCGCGGAAGTAGTCCCACAGCGTCAAGCCCGGCATGTTGGAGAGCTCGGGCGCGTTGACCGCGATGTAGCGGTGCAGCCGCGAGTCGTGGTTGCCAATGGTCCAGAAGCGCTCCGCGCCCTTGCTGGCCTTCTCGACCTCCGCCATGCGCTCGCGCACAGCGTCGAGCTCATTCTGCGCGGACGGCAGGCTCATGGTGCCGGTGTACATCGGCTCGTGCCGGCTGATGCGCGCGCCGTCGTAGATGTCGCCGTTGGCGATCACCATCTTGGGCTTGAGCGACTTGCACAGCTCGAGCAGGGCGAGGTGAGCCGTGGTCGGTTCGCCGGGCCAGTAGTGGGCGTCACTGAACACGATGGCCACGCCGTTGGCCAGCGAGGTCTCCAGGCGGTGACGGTTGGCGGGTACTACCGTACTTGCAGTGCGCGGGTCGCGCCAGGCCACCAAGTTCACGCCGTAGCGGTTCTCGATGTATCGGCGTCGGGCGTGCACGTTGCGCACATGGACACCGAGCTCAATGGCAACCGCCTGTGGACTGCCGTGCTTCTTGAAGCACTCCATGAAATCGACGTCGTTGGTGGCTGCCTTCATGTGCTGCTTTCTGCCGGCAATAGTTGCCGACCATTCAAGAAAAAGCCCGCCGAAGCGCGCTTGGTGCGGGGCGGGCCTTAGGCGGTTGGCTCAGCCTTTGGGTCAGGGGTTTACATATAAGCCTTCGACGAGAACAACGAGCGCAACAAGTGAGAACTTATTGTAGCGTCGGCGTCGCCCCATGCAACCGGATGTTGGCGCTCATCCCTCAAGATATTCGCCGGCTCGGCGCGAGTCGGGCTCGTGGGCTGTGTAACTCGATCCGGGCCGGCGAAGTTGGACAGCGCGCCGCTGGTTACGCGGGCTTGATCCTTTTCGCCATGACCTTTTCGCCAAGAGAAGTCCTTCAGCGGTAGCCGTAGCGCACCGGCCGCACGCGCACGCTGCCTGCGACCTTGTCATGGGCGATGAACACCTTGGCCTTGGTGACGCCCTCGTTGAAGAAGGCCTGGTTGAAGGCGGCCAGCTGCGGATTGCTCCAAGCCTTGCCTGGCATCTGCATCAGGCGCGCCTTGGCGCCGGCCAGGACCTCGTCGAGGTAGACGTCGACGAGGAACTGGGGGAGGTCGGCGCCGAACTGGCTGGGTGCGTACAGCGCGCGGATGGTGATCGTCTGACCGTTGGCCCCGAGCGGGATCGGGTAGACCCGAACCGTCGACCAGTCCTGCGGGCAGTTGTAGTAGGCCGGGTCAGAGCCCTTGGCCTCCTGCCAGTTGGGGATCAGCTCCTGCAGCCGCTCCATGGTGACCGGCACGAGCTCGCGGTTGACCATCCAGATGGACTTGACGGTCACCACCTGGGCGCCGGCCGGCGCAACCAGGTCGTACTCGTTGACGTCGTCCTCGACCGGGATCGGGTCCTGGATCTCGTTCCAGACCCCGGTCTCGCGGCAGAAGTCGTTGGCCGCCCGCATGATCGACTGGGTGGCCAGGGCATCCGGCACCCCAGGCACCTCCGGCAGGAGGTATGGCAGCAGCTGCGTTGGCGTCATGGCTTAGGGCGCCGGCGGCTGGTTGACGGGCACCGTCGGGTTGAACGGCAGGCTGCGCAGGTTCGGGTTGACGCCGGTCAGCGCGGCCACCTGGGCGTTGATGCTGCCCGTGAAGAGCTGCGTTGCCGCGGCCGCCTGGTTGGCGTTGTTGGCGAACTCGGCGTCCTTCATGTAGGCGCGGGCCAGGATGTAGTTGACGAGGTCGTCCGTGTAGCGGTCGTCCACCGAGATCTTGGTGGTGTCCGCGCCGTCCATGCCGTAGCTGCCGCCGGTGCTAATCTCGACCGGGCTCGCCAGGTAGGAGAGCTCAACCCACACGTTGGGCGACGCGGGAACGCCGGGCGAGACGTAGAAGACCTTCGGGGTCCGAGGATCGAACACGTACTGCGACACCGCGTTGGCGGAGGCCGTGTGCCAGTTGGGCGTGTTGACGTCCAGAACCTCGCGGTCGGCGATGCGGATGGCGTTGCCCGGCGTGGAGCCGTTGGCGCCCATGTTGCGGATCACCGACTGCAGGTAGTTCCCCAGAACCTGCGCGGGGTTGGAGCCGTCGCTGGTGATGAGGTTGGCCGCCAGGATGGTCTCGATCGACTGGCGCGTGCCAGGGGAGAGCTTGACCGAATCCACCCGCGAGCAGGACGACGGCATGTACTTGGCGATGGCCTTCTGGCCGTCGTTGAGCCAGGAGACCAGTTCGCGCTGGGTCCAGCGCGTGAACTGCGGACTGATGTCGTGCAGCTGCGACGACACCCGGTAAAGGACGTCCTTGACGAGGGTGGATGCGGCCATGGTGTTACCTCAGGTTGGCGGATCAGTGAACGCTGAAGGCGAACCGATTGGCGGTGCGCTCCACGAACTCGCCGGGCCCCTTCGCCGGATGGAAGGTGGTGACCTTGGCGTTCTCGAGGATGTGCACCAGCTCCTCCGGCACCTCGACCGGGGTGCCGCGGGGCACCTGGTACATGTAGCCGTTGATGCCGATGGGCACGGCGTCGTGGCCGCCCTCGGACTCGGAGGTGTGGATCGTGATCGTCTTCTTCTTGCCCGACAGGGCGGCGTCGAAGCCATCGACCTTGGCCGTGCGCTTGGCTACGGCCTTGGGCGCGTTCGCCAGGGTCTCCGGCGCGCTGTCGATGTCTGACACTTGCGTGTTGTTGCTCATGTTGATGGGTCCTCACAGATGGTGCCGGGGATTACCCGCCCCGGCATCGGGTTGGTCGCGATCAATTTCTCGCAGCACCAAGATCAAGTCGGTCGCAATCGATTTCTCGCAACACCAAAAGAAAAGCCCCCACGAATGGGGGCTGCCAGTCGAGGCCGGCGTTACCCGGCCGGCGATCAGGCGGTGGCTGCAACCTCGCCCCTGACCATCCAGCTGTCATTCAAGATGACGCAGGTCTGCATCGCCTTCCAGGCGACGTGACCACGCTGGGCCAGCGGATCGGAGTCGCTGGGCTTGGGGTTCACGACCATCGGCGTCAGGGCGAACATGCCCTTCAGCGCGACGATGCCGTAAGCGTCCCGGCCCAGGAACAGCACCGGGTACACGTCGGCGCTGGTGCCGGTCGTGGACAGCATGGTGCCCTTGGCGCCGCCGGCGTCGGCGAACGGCTCGAAGATGGTCGAGGACACGTAGCGCACGTCCTCAACCTTGCCGAGCTCGTTCTCCCACGGGGTCATCGTGCCGTACTTCTCAGCAGGCACGAAGCCGGTCAGGCCGCGCACGTCAGCCTCGCAGTCCGGGTGGATCAGGGCGACGAAGCCAGGAGCCACGTTCTCGGTGCCGAAAGACGGCGTCGAGCGGATGACGGAGGTGATGAAGCGCGCGTTCTGGCGCTTCAGGGCACGCACGGCACGGCGCTGCAGCGTGATGCTGATCGCGGTGTTGACGGCGTTGCGAGCAGCGCCGTTGGCGTACAGCACGTTCGTGCCAGCCTTCAGCACGCCGAAGCGCATCTTCTCGATCATCTGCGCGGCCTGCTCGCCCAGCAGGGCCACCGACTCGTTCAGGGTCGGGTCCTCGTGGGTGTCCAGGATCACGTCGGTGATGGTCACCCTGTCGCCGTACTGGGAGAGGGTGGCCGTCACGTCGGTCACCGTCAACGCCTTGCCCGCAGGCGTCACGCCTTCGGTCAGGGTCGTCGGGGTGTTTGCCAGCGCGTTGTAGCGGCGGAACTTGATGACCTTGGTGCTGGCTTCGGGCAAAGCCTTGGCCTGGCCGTACTTCTCCAGCACCAGGTAAGGGAGGCCGCGCTTCAGCAGTTCTTTCTCTGCGTAGGCAGCGGTACGGGGCGAGATATCGCCGTATACGGTGGTTGACATGTTGGTTTCCTTTCGTTAATGGCAAAACAATTTGCTGTTTTCACAGCCATCTCGGAGAGGAGCGTGTGGACTGTCCCGTGTGCCGTGTGCAGATACGCAGAACCGTGGTGGGGCGCCGTAGCGTGTCCCGGGTCCTCTTCTCATGCGCGACTGGTTTGTCGTGCTCCATGGTGCGAGGTGTTATTTGCTGGCGCACCTCGCTACGCCAGCTGTGAGGCAGCTCGTGTGGACTGCCTTCCACATGGTGTTGGCATTCGCGATTCGAAAACAGCGAATGCCGTTGTGGTGAAAGCCGAGGCGTGCAGCGCAGAGGCCTCGGGCGCTTGATCAGTAGTCGTTCCAGGCGTCTTCGTAGTTGGACGACTTGGGCTGCTCGGGCAGCTTCATGCCGGAGCTGCGCACACCTTCGGCGGCGTCCATCTGCTCCTCGGTCGCCGCGTCGACGATCGACTCGCCAGCGGCTTCGGTGAGCTCCTCGGCGGGCGCCGCGGTGGCGCTCTTCTTGAAGCCGTCCAGCAGCCTGACGATCTGCTTGGCCGAGCCGCTGGAGATGACCTCCATGGCCTGACCCTTCTGGTTCTCTGGCAGCGCCTCGATGTAGGCCTTGAACTCCTCGCTCGCACCCACCTCCTGGAAGTCAGGGTGGCGGTCGGCGATCTGCTCGAAGTGGCTGCGCGCCTTGGTGTCGACGATGTCGGCGATCACCTCGTCGACCGTCTTGGACAGCTCGCCGAACTTCTCGCTGGCCGCGCTCGAGCCGGCCTCCTTGGCCTTGGCCACGGCGATCGCCTCGATCATCTTGACGAAGTCCTCGCCGAAGTCCTCGGCCAGTTGCTTCATCGCCTGCTGGGGCGTGATCGTGCCGTCTTCGACCTGCTCGGCGATCTGCTCGATGTTCTCGCTGTCGGCGGGCGTGTCGGCGGCGTCGGCGGCCTGCTCGATGGCATCACTCACGGCGGCCTTCTGCTCGCCGGGCTGGTCGGCGCCAGCGGCCTTGAGCTTGGCCTCCATGGCCCTGAGCCGGCCCTCCCAGCTCTTCAGGCGCTGGACTTCCTTTTCCATGTCGACCATGGGCGGCTTGACCTCCGCGGCGTCGCCCTCGTCGGAGACCACCTCAGCCTCGCCTGCGGGCTCAGCTGCGGCCACCGCGGTGTCCTTGGCCATGGCGTCCCCGGAGGCCTTCTCGACCTCGTCGGCATCCATCACGATGGCCATGTCGACGTCCGCGGCCTGGCCCTCGGCGCCATCTTCGGCGACGGGGTCGGCAGGCGCAGGGTCGGACAGGCCAAAGGCCTCGTCCTCGCTCATCTCCTTGGCGGGAGCGCTGTCTTCGTTGAAGGCGGCAGCGAACTCGTCTTGCTCGCCCTTCATCTGGTCTTGGGTTGCCATGTTGTCCTTTCGATCGGCTTCCAACAGCCGGTCGCCCGGCTCATACTGTCCCTTGCCGAACCTGTAAGCCGCGCTTACACGTTGGCCCGGGGGCTGAGATCAAACTATCGGCAGGGGCTGCTGCCCGCGCAGCGTTGCGCGAATGGCCAGCGTCTGCTTCAGGTGCGCCTGCACGCGCTGCAGCTCATCGACAGAGACGTCGGCCAGCTGCGCGCGGTAGACGTCGGCCAGGCTCGAGAGCATCTTGTCGATGTGCACAAGCGGGTCGGCGCCGCGGAACTCGGCCACGGCAGTGGAGGCGCTCTGCAGCTCGCGAATGGCGACCATGCCTGCGTCTTCCATCACACCTCCGGCGTCTCAATGCCGCCGCGCACGCCGTCCATGCCGGTCATGGCCTGGGGGTAGGGCTGAGGCGCGTTCATCTGCATCTGCGCATCCATCGGCACGCCCGGCTCGGCCGGGCTGGTGTTGCCACGCGGCTCGATGGCGAACTGCTCGTTGCCACCCATGCGCACCATCGTGCCCTGGTCGTCCTGCACGGGCGGACCGTTGAGCTGGGCGATCGACGGGTCCGGCGTCGCGTCCTGCCAGCCGGAGCTGCGCAGGATCTCGTCGCCGGCCGGCGCGATGGTCGGATTGCTGGTGGCCACACCACCGGCCTGCAGCGCAGCGTAGACCGCCTCGACGCGCTTGTTGACCGCCTCGGCCACGATCATGTCGATGCGCGCCAGGGTCTCGCGCGACTTGGCCTGGGCGAGCTCGGCGTCGGCCATCATCTTCTGGACCTTGGCCTGGGCCTCCTGCAGAATGAGCTGAGCCTGGGCCTGCGCGAGCTCGGCCTGCATCCGCGCCTGCGGGCTGTTGATCTCTTCCTTGACCTCGTCCTCGTTCTTGACCACGTCACCCAGCTCGTTGGCCTCGGCGCGCATGCGGTTGAGCTTGTCGCGCTTGATGTAGGGCGCGTCGAGGTCGTTCGCGGTGAGGTTGGCGAACTCATTGAGCTGCCGCGCCCTCACCTCCTTGGCCACCAGGCTGGCCGTGCCGCGGGCCTTCACGTCGAAGTCACCCTTGATGCTGTTGTCCTTGTGGAACTGCATGTTCCAGCGGTACAGCGCGGTCAGGAAGGGCCGGGTCACGCCCTCGTCCCAGGCGGTGATCAGGTCCTTGATCACGATGTTGGCCGCGCCCATCAGCATCGACATGCCCGAGGCGGTGCCGGCCGCGCCGGTGCCCACGTTCTCGCCGCTCATGTAGCGCGGGATCGCGGTGACCTCGTCGGCGTTGTTCTCGAAGCGGTCGGCCATGCCGGCCAGGTCACCCAGGCGCGAGGGCAGCTCGATCGAGCGCACCGCCGGCTGGCCTGGCTGGGCCGTGTTGCGGAACCAGATCTTCCACGGGTGCATCTCGTCCATGCGATCCGTGTTGGACAGCAGGCCCGGCGCGACCTCGAGCATCGGGCCCGAGGTGATCGCGCTGTTGTCGAGCATCATGCGCACGCTGGCGTTCAGCATGGTCTGGTCATCGCGCATCACCGCGGCCAGGCCCTCGCCGAAGATCGACGTCTCGTCCTTGTCGAAGTAGTACAGGTGGTACGGCCAGGTCACGCCGTTGATCGGTTGCAGCACCGCCTTGATCACTTCGCCGTTGGGCAGCAGCCAGACGTTGCTGAAGAACGTCTCGTGCATGCGCTCCTCGGGGACCTTGACGCCCACGCTCTTGAGCTTGGCGCCATCGATGTAGCCCCAGCGCTCGAGGATCTCGTACTGGTTCTGCTTGTTGCCCTGGTTCGCCGTGCGCTCACCGATGATGCGCAGCTCGTTGTCGTAGTAGCGCAGCTTTATCTCGCCGTCTGGGTGCGCCTTCAGGTACGCGACGATCTTCTCGCGGTCGAAGCTCTTGCGCTGCGCGAGCTCGGCCAGGTCGGCCCGGGTCATGTTGTGCCGCTCGTACACGTACTTGCACTGCTCGAGCGTCGTGGCGTTCATGTCCGGGTAGAAGCGCCAGATGGGCACGTAGTCCACGAACGGGACCACGTAGGTCTCGGACTTCGGCACCCAGTTTTTGCCCTGCTGCGTGAACGTCGTGCGGATCTTGCGCTCGACCAGCGGACCCTTCATGATCCCCGTGCCGTACAGGTGGCCGCTGTGGATCGTCTTGATCGAGACGTCCTTGTAGCGCGCCTCGACCAACTGGTCCTCGATGACCTTGGACATCTTCTTGGCCGACTGGCGCACCACCTCGAGCAGGAAGCGATCGAGCGCCTCCGGCGGCACCGGCTGGCCGCGCGACATGCGCTGCAGCTGCTGGGCCGCCGCGGCGCGCTGCTCACGCGACACGCTGGGCACCGGCGTGCTGTCGACCTCCCAGTTCTTCTCGGCGCCAGCCGGGAACAGGAGGTCGGCCACGCGGCTGTCGACGGTCTTGACCTTGACCCGGGTCTTGCGCACGAAAGCCTTCGAGCGGTTGGGCCCGATGGCCGCCAGCACGTCGGGGTCGTACTTGCCACGGTACTGGCGCAGGTCCATCAGCCAGCGCTCCTCAGTCAGGCGCCGGTCGAGCTCAGCTCGGGCGAACTCGGCCAGCAAGTCGACGCCCAGGGAATCCAGGGCCACCGTCTGCTGCGGCTCGTCGCGGAGCTGGTCGATGGCGGCCAGCGCGTATTGGGTCTGATCTGATGCGTCCACGTCAGGCCAGGAATCGGAGCTTGTAGAGCGTGGTGGCGACGAGCTCCATCATGTCGTCGCACACCTGCTGCAGGTAGCCGTGGTCGCCGCACTCGCCGCGCGCGCTGCCGATCACGGCCTTGAGGGACTCGAGCATCTTGACGGGGTCGCGCTCCATCTTGAAGCTCGAGCCGCTGAACTTGATGAGCTCGCCGTAGCAGCCCACGTAGGCCTCGGCAAAGCGATCGGCGAGTTCGGCGATGCCCTCGTAGAACTCAGCCAGGGCGGTGTGCCTGGCGAACGAGCCCGGGCCGCTGACCGACAGGTGCGCAACGTGCGCCGCGGTGCGGGCGTTGAGCAGGGTCAGGACGAACTCGCCCGGGTTCTTCATGCCGACTTCTCCTCGTCCTTGGACTTGGCCTTGGCCTTGTCCTTGACGTCCTCGCCCTTGGCGGCCTTGCCGTCCTCGAGGTCAGCGTAGGCCGTGATGTAGGCGTCCTTGTCGGTTGCTGCGGCCTTCTTGGCGGCGGCGGCCACGGCGTTCTGCGCCGGCGCGTCCTCTTCGCCCTCGGTCCAGGCGTCTGCGTATGCGGTCTTGTCCATCGCGTGTCCTCAGTAGCCGGCCGACGTCGGTGGCTTGTACGAGCCCCCGGGCGCACCCAGGGTCTCCTTGATCCGCGGCGCCACAGGCACGGCGAACGTCAGGGCCAGCGCGTCGCCGCCGTCAGGGCTGCGGATGCCGCGCTTGGCCATCTTCTTCTTCGACTCCAGCAGCTTCTTGCCGTTGGAGTGCACCTCAGGCTGAGGCGCTGTGACATCAGCCATCAGCGCCGCGTCGTTCGGGATGCGACACGGGAAGTCGTGGAACCACTCCTCCATGCGCCACCACATGCCGGCGCGGATGTTCTCGTAGCGCTCCGGGTCGATGTCGCGCTCGGCGTTGTTGACGCCGATCACCGGCACGTTCAGCTCGACCAGCCGATCGTGGATACCGGCACCCAGGCCACCCTTGTCGACGATGATCGCGTCGGGCTGCATCGTGTTCCAGATCTCGACCAGGCGGCCGGCGATCTGCATCGTGTTCCAGTCCTCCGGCAACCACTCGAGGCGGAAGCAGGTGCGACCCTGGCGGAACGCGATCGCGCTGCGGTCGTGCTTGCCCTCGCCGTCGCCGGCCGGGTCGCAGCCGATGATCAACGGACCCGAGCGCTCCCGGAAGTCCGTGGCAGCCGCCCGCGCCACCGCGTTCGGGCTGATCAGCGGGTTCAGCGTCGACGTCTTGAACGCCAGCGCCGCAGTGGCCGGGTACTCCTGGTCGAACAGCCACTCGTGGCCGCGGCCGTAGGTGGAGATCTTGTTCGCCCGCCACTGCATCTGCTCCATGTCCAGCCCGTAGGCCAGCATGTACTCGCGGTCCTCGTCGAACAGCTCGAAGTCCTCGCGCACCTTGGCGCGGTACTCGGCCTGCCAGTACCAGGGCACGAAGATGGCGATGTACTCGCCACGCCCGGCCTCAGCCTCCTGCCACATCGTGTGGAACTGGTTGCCCAGACCGTTGGCCGTGGACTCGAGGATGATCTCGCTGCCCGGCAGGTCACCGATGGTGTTGCCGATGCCCGCCAGGTGCATCGCCGCGTTGTCCCAGAACGCGAACTCCGAGCCGTGCAGCAGCTGCGCGGTGTTCGATCGGCCGACGTCCTTGGTGCCCGCGGTGGCCAGCTTGTAGCCGCCGTCGAGTTTGTCGAAGATCAGCTCCTGCGCGTTCGTCGCGCCAGTGCTGATCGGGCAGGGGTTGTTCTCGTGGTAGCGCTTGACCATCGAGAACAGGTTGTTCGTCGCCTTCTGCTCGTGCGCCACGATGAACGCACGCTGGCCGTGGAACATCGAGGTCTTGTGGTAGTAGCGCGCCCCGACGTAGGTCGAGACGCCCTGCTGCCGGCTCTTCAGGATCAGCGCCCGGACCTTGCCAGTCTCGGCGAGCTGCCTCTCCAGGCGCTCGTGCACGAAGCTCTGCGCCTGGTTGAACAGGAACGGCAGCTTGGTGCCCGCCTTGTCGAGGATCTTCAGGCAGTGCGCGCTGTAGACCTCGAGGTTGTTGCGCAGGTAGCGCAGCTTGGCGAGCGTGTCTACCTCGGACATCAGCTCTCCAGCGAGATCTTGCCGAGCAGCTCCTCAAACCTGGCGTCGCCGCCCGCGTCCTTGTCGAGGCCGAACGCCTCGCGCTCGCCCTTGCGCACCTTCTCGTCGATCTCCGCCAGCTTCTTGGTGCTGTCGATCCGCTCCGTCATGGAGATGACCTTGCGGTA